CGAAGCACGTAAATTGCCGGTGTACTTGGGTAGCAGTTATGGAGGAGTGAAAAAATGAGTATTCTTTGGTTCTTTATAGGTTATTTTTTTGGAACCTTGGCAACTATAATTTTCATGGCGTATTGTTTGGCTATTGCCAAAATAAAAGAATTAGAAGATGAAGGTTTACCTTATGATGAAATAAGGAAGGGTCAATAAGGATGAGGATAACATGATAACTTTTGATGAAGTTTTTAGAGATAAAAGTATTGAAAAGCGATATGTTGTATCTATTGAAGAATCAAGCGCATATTTAAGATTGTCTCTCGATTTATTAGATGAGATGGAGAACGTTCAATTTAAAGATTGTGGTTTTATTGAAGATGATACGAAGGTTATAATGGAAAGAGAACAATTTATGAAAATTAAAGAATTATTAATTTGGTTGATTGAAAATCTCAACATAAGAAAGTATCCATCAGTAATGACAACTGCTTATATAGAAAATATTAAAAAAGCAATTCAAGACCTCATTTTTAAAACAAATTCTATTTCTTAACCCTTGAATTAATTCTTTAAATTTATTTGATTCTCCTATCACGAGCCTCAAGCCTCTTGGCCTGGGGCTTTTTATTTCCCCACATCCGCACCAGGAGGCACAGCAATGGAAAGAAAAACTTTCCGGTTAAAGCTCAATGACCTTGACGATCAGGGAGTTTTTACCGGTTACGCTGGAATATTCGCAATTGAAGACTTGCAAAATGACATTATCGAACGAGGGGCATTTAAGCGTACTCTCGACCATTCAGGCGGATCAGTTCCTATTTTGTGGCAACATAAATCCGATGAACCAATTGGCGTTGGGTTAGAAGCCAAAGAAGATGCCAGCGGTTTGTTTGTTCGAGGGCAACTCAACCTTGATACTCAGAAAGGGAAAGAAGCCTATTCCTTATTAAAACAGGGAGCCATAAAGGGGTTGAGCATTGGTTATGATCCGGTAAAGAAAGAATACAAGGACGGGAAAAGGCTATTAAAAGAGATAAAACTTTATGAGTATTCAGTAGTCACCTTTCCGGCCCAACCATTGGCAAACGTTTTAGACGTGAAAGAAGAAGGGTTGAAAGAAGGTTCTACAGAAACATCCGATGTTCAAGATTCGTTAGGCGAGCACGATGAATTAACAAAAAAATCAACGGATTTTAATGAAAACTTTAATGAAATGCAACGTCAACAGGAATTATATTCAAGACTTTATAACCTGAATGACGCTTTAAATCAAGCAACTTGGGAAATATTTTATCCTAAAACGATTGGAAGTTCAGAATTATCCATTGATGAAAAGCTCTATAACATCAAGAAAAACCTTGATAATTATGTTTCCGCTTATTACCAATGGGCCAACGATTTTCTCAGTGCCAATTTTAAATCAATCAAACCTACTGATTTTAAATCGGGGAGAGTTCTCTCCTCGGTGAATTTATCACAAATAAAAGATGTAATTACTGCTCTTCAGGCTCTCGTTGAGAAAGCTGAACCCCTCGAAGACCCGATTGAAGATCACTCTGACGAGGAAAAGCAATCTGACGACCCAGCCGATACTAAAAGCGACCCGGAAACCTCGCTTGATGATGAATTACAAACACTCCTACATGACATGAAAAGCTACATTACGAGGTGAAAAAGATGCCAGAAGAAAAGAACGCCCTAATTGAATTAAAGGGGTTATTCGAGGAATTTAAAAACACTAACAACCAACGGGAAGCCGAGATAAAAAAATATGGCGATGCTTTGTCGGATACTACTGAAAAACTGGAAAAGATGAACGCCCGGATGGATGAGTTAGAAACTAAACTCAACCGGCCATCTCAAGGTGAAAACAAAGAAGCCGATCCTGAAGTTGAAAGAAAACAAGCTTTCGATCAATACTTGAGAAAAGGAATTGTACCAACCGACAAAAAAGCCCTGGTTGAATCTGATGATACTTTAGGCGGATATTTAGTGCCGAACGAGTATGTCAATCAGATCATCAAAGGGATTGTGGAGTTTTCTCCCTTACGCTCGATTGCCGCAGTTAGGCAAACTTCTAAAACCGATGTGTGGATTCCGAAAAGAACCGCGACTTTCTCCGCTACTTGGGTAGCTGAAACTGGAACTCGAAGTGAAACCACTGGATTAACTTATGGATTGGAAAAAATACCGGTTCATGAGATGAGTGCAGTTGTCGATATTTCCATGGCTGAACTGGAAGATGCTGTGTTCAATATGGAAGCTGAAATTTCGGCTGAATGTGCCGAGCAGTTTGGAGTAGCAGAAGGAAAGGCCTTTATCGAAGGGGATTCGGTTGGCCAGCCTCAAGGGATACTCACCAACGATTCTATATCCCATGTGGCCTCCGGCGATGCGAATTATCTTACTGCTGAAGGGTTGATTAGTTTATTCTACGCTTTAAAATCCGCTTATGCCAATAATGGGTATTGGGTATTGAATCGTTCAACCTTGAAAGCGATCCGGCAGTTAAAAGATGGCATGGGAAATTATCTCTGGACTCCGAATTTGGGTTTAAATTCTCCTCCAACCATTTTGGAACGCCCCTATATCGAAGCCACTGATATGCCCGATATTGCATCCGCAGCTTTCCCGGTAGCCTTTGGTGATTTCAAGCGAGGCTATCAAATTGTTGACCGGATTGCTATATCTATAACTCGTGACCCTTATACTCAAGCCGGTTCCGGCAAGATTAGATTCACTGCTCGAAAAAGAGTTGGTGGACAGGTAGTTCTTCCCGAAGCGATTCAATGGCTTGAAATCGCCAGTTCATAAGGTGGTGGATAAAGATGGCCTATGAAAACGTAAAAAACCACATGGAACAAGGCGGAGCGCAGTGGGATATTGAGGGAGCCATTGATATTGAATCGGGTGGATACCTCAACGCGAACTCCGGGGGCATGGTGAATTTCAAATCCGGTTCAATTGTAACTTTGGCCGGAACCAATAATGTCTCTGGGACTCTGAAAATCGGAGGGACTACGGTTTCTCAAACTGCCGCTCAACTCAATGCCGCTCCAGTTCGGATTATCAGTTATGAAGTTGAAAATTTAGACGCTGACGGCGATATTTCCAACCGCCCCATTTTCTACGTTCCAACCGGATATAAGTTGACCCTAACCGACATTCTGCTTCTTTCCCAGGGAACGGCGGCAAGCGTTGACAATGATAATACTTCGGTTGTCGATGTATTGAGCGGATCGAAAAGCATAGCAACGGCAACTTTCAACGCTTCGGTTGGTTTTCCGGCAATTGCTACCGCTACCAGTTTAGGGGCGTTATCAACCTATAAAACGCTGGTTGCCGGTGACGTGGTGAAACTATCAGTCACTAACGGGTCAACCGCTGATATTCCGGGATTTGTATTAGAACTCATTGGAACAATAGAGACTGCATAAGAGGTGAAATAGATGAGAGACCTTTACCATAATATAGCTGTTGTACAACTCATGGCCCCTGTAGATATTACTACAAACGACACTTACAGCTCAATTGTCGATCTACAGGATTTTGAACAATGTGATATTATCGTCAACCTTGGAGTGTGTACCGGTGCAACCGGAAATACCTATGTGACACCAGTTTTACAAGAATCCGACAGCCTAACTGAGGCTGATTTCAGCGCCGTTGATTCCGATGATTACCTCGGTGGTTTTTCCAAAGTAGATGATGTAGCTGAAGATAACACCATTCAACGTGTTGGGTATGTTGGGAGCAAGCGCTACTTGAGGGTTTTAATGGATGTCACCTCAACTATGACCAACGTTCCGGTGTCTATTACTGCTATTTTAGCTGGAGCACGCCATAATCCTCCGACTGCTCCAACCGCTTTAGCTACCACAGGATAAGCTAATGAAAGTTCAAATGCTCGTATCCAAGAAGGGTTCTCCGGACGGGATACGAGTTTTTTGGTATGAATCGGGGAAGGAATATAACCTGCCCGATCACTTAGCCACTATTTTTATTACTGAAGGGTGGGCAGAGAAAGTTATTGAACATGAGCCCACCCCTCAGTATGAAACCAAAATAATCAAGCCCTCACGGAAGAAGGGCGGTGGAAAATGAAAATAGGAACCGGAATCTATAAAGAGCCTTTGTATGATAGCGTGGTGGTCACCTGTGCAACCGGCGAGCCAACGGTCAATACTATTACGGTTGATACTGATAAAAGGTGGTTTATCCATGCTTTAGGAATTACCTGTGACATCACTATTGATTACGTTAAATTTGACGGAAACAGTATCGGTCTTACTGCAACTGCAACTCTGGATGAAATCTTTGGAAAAGATTTACCGGCCGATGATTCAATTCAAGTTGCCTGTGTCACCAATGATGGCGAAGACGAAAAAACCTTAACCGTTGAGTTGAAAGGGTACAAGGTAGCCAAATGATCACATCTAAAGACGAACTCAAACCATTCCTCGATATTGAGCTTTCCGATACCGATAATGACACTCTTATCCATTCGGTGTTGAAGGCGGCTGACAGTAAAGTAAAAAATTATCTCCGTTACAATCCTGAAGCAGTTGTCACCACTTCAGAGGAGAAACGGGTTTATAAAAGCCGGTTTGTTCCTTTAGATCATGGGCCGATTACCACTATTGTTTCAATTACTGATAGCAATGGCGTAGCCTATGAAACCGATGAATACCGGATAGCCGAGAAGGGAATTGTTGAGTTTTTAGGTGCTCTTTCTGCAACTACCATTAATGTAACTTATTCCGGCGGATACGGTGAAAACGATATGCCGGAAGACTTGAAACTGGCGGTTTGGGTGATCGCTGAAAGCCTTTACAACCGTAGAGGAAGTTTCGGGGCAAAGAAAGAAAGTATTTTCTCCTATTCAATTGACTATCATGACGACATCCCACCTGATGCGAAAGCGATTTTAAACGACTACCGGAGGGTGCTTCTTTGATTTTTAATGAAACCGTTTCAGAATATTCCGCAACTGTCACAGTTGATAAATATGGAATCCCTTCAAATACCTACGCTCTGGTTAAAACCTACAAAGTTTACTGGGAATCGATCGGAAGCGAAATTGCCCTCCGGCAATACGGATATAAGGGAGACGTAAACTACCGGATGATTTCTACCTTTGCCCCGACTGTTGGAAATTATGTTAAATATGAGAATGAATATTATTTAATCGTTCGGGTGATAACCACAAAACCGAGAAAGAGAATCCATCATTACGAAACCTTGCTCACCATCTACCGGCCATGATCAAAATTAAGGTGAAGGGTTTAGACAAGGTTCTCTTGGAAATCGACAAATGGCAAAAAGAGACCGAGAAGATTTTAGATCAGGCGGTTGTGGATTCGGCCGTTTATACCAGAGACGAAGCGGTAAAAAACATTTCCCGTAAATATCCTGAAGGGGCAGTTGATACTGGAATTTTAAAAAGTTCATTGAGCTACCAGAAAGACCCGATACGGCCTCATGTGTACCGAGTAGGGGCTATCGGGAGAAATGCTGACATTGCCAACCGCTACGCTAAAGCAGTTGAAGTGGGAAGACGACCGGGAACCATGCCTCCGGTTGGAGATTCTCCACAGGAAGGTTTATGGCGGTGGGTTATGCGACATAGCTGGTATAATCCGGCCTCGGTAAAAAGAGGTGGGAACCCATCGGCTTTTCAACTTTCACGAAACAAAGAAAAAAGAATCAAACAGGCTAAATCGATCGCCTTTTTAATTGCCAGAAAGATTAAAGAAAAGGGAACCAAGCCTCGACCGTATCTTATCCCAGCTTATAACAAAGGTGTTGTTTACCTCATACAAAAAATGGATAACACGCTGACATGAAAAAAGTCAAAGAAGCAGTTTATAACTCACTCACCACAGACGCAACCTTAACCTCGCTGTTGGGAACCGGATACCGGGTGTTTTCCTTCTGGCCTGAAGTTCTATCAGAATACCCCTCGATCACCTTCTTTGAGGTTTCTACAATCAGAGAACCAGCCCGTGACATCTGGCGTTCAACCTATCAAATAGACGTTTGGGGAAAACCTCAAGACGATGTGGATTCAATCGCTGAAAGAATTGTTAAACTCTTTGACGGTCAAACCTTAAGTTTAGGAACGGTTGATAACTGTTTTGGTGGAAGGGTTGAAAACATTGGTGAGGATTCTGACGGTGAAATTAAACGAAGAATAATTGATGTAACATTTTTCTCTTTACTATAGCACAGGAGGCAGAAATAAATGGCCTACACAACAAATGCAGATGATCTGTTATTAGGAACCGGCAGGCTTGAATTTGCCGGAAATGATTTAGGATATTTTGAAGGGGCAACCCTTTCTATAACTCGTGAAGAATTAGAACACCTATCAGGATGGCCGAGACGGCCGGATGCAACGGTTATTACCGCTCAATCGGCAACTTTCAGTGCCAATTTACACGAATTTAACTGGGCAAATTTGGAAGCCGCTTTAGGCGTAGCCTCAAGTGATGGGAAAATCACTTTTGGAAACCTATCGGCCGTTACTGACGCAACTTTGGAATTGTGGATACCCAAGAAAGACGCTCAGGATGGAAGTTTGGTTATCCATCTCTACAAAGCTCAAATCTCGCAAGGATTTGATATTTCTTTCAGTGATACCGAATGGCAGGGGTTGCCAGTAAGTTTTAAAGCTCTGGCCGATCCTTCTAATTCGTATGCTTTAGGGTATGTGTTGTTAACCACGACAACTTGTGTAGCATAACGGGAGCGGAGTAAAACTCTCCGCTCTTTTTTATTTGGAGGAGAAATGAAAAAAACGAGGGTATTAATCGCTTCACCAATTCGACAGAAACCGAACATTTTAAAAGAATTTTTACAATCCTTATCTGAACTCGATCACGGTGATTTACAGGTTGACTATTTCTTTGTTGACGACAACGAAGCGTCTCAATCCTGGTATCAGTTACAGGAGTTTAAACGTGAAGGATGTAACGTTCATATTGAAACTGTATCCGAGACGAAAACCGCTTGGAAGTGCGACAACGAAACCCATCATTGGAATCGTGAAACAGTTGATCGAGTTACACGACATAAAAACAAACAAATTCAATATGCCTTAAAGAATAAATACGATTATATCTTTTTCTTAGATTCTGATTTAGTTTTACATCCCAATACCCTTTTACACTTACTTAGCTTAGACCTCGATATTGTTTCAGAAATTTTCTGGACTCAATGGACGAAAGACACTGCAGAACTCCCCAATATTTGGAAGTATGATAATTATATTTTTGACATCTATGAAATTGGAAGAAAAACGCAAGAAGAATCATTGCAAAGTTCTATCCAATGGGTGAATCAACTTAGAGTCCCAGGAGTGTATGATGTCGGGGGTTTGGGAGCTTGTACGCTCATTAAAAGAAGGGTATTAGAACAGGGAGTTGATTTTAGCCGAATCTCCAATATCAGTTTTGCCGGTGAAGACCGCCATTTTTGCATTCGGGCAGTAGTTCACGGGTTTAAACTCAAAGTAGATACTAATTATCCATGTTTTCATATTTACCGAGAAGAATACTTGCCGAACGTTGAAAAATGGAAAGAACGAAACCGAATTTGGGATAAAAGAATTGTCAAACCTCAAGGAAATAAATTGTG